AAGGCTCTGCGGCGGCTCGTTGAAGCGTTTGACGTTGTCGCATGGGATTCACGCTGGACGAGCCGTCTGAATGACGCTCACAGCTACGGACGCAAGGTTATTGAAGAAGCATCAACGTGGACAAAACCAGAGGAACAGCCGGGCACGCCATTGCCTACAGACGCTGACGGTTCCGGCGTCATTGGTCGCCAAGCAGAAGGTGGCGAGTAACCGCTGCAGCTGCGGCCTGCACCTTCTCCGTAGGTGACGCAGTCGCGCCGGGCGTAACCCGGCAAATACACACGAAAGGATGCGTGATGCCAGGAAAGACGCCAGTACCAGTCGATCGCGTCAAGCAGCTGCTCAACCAGGGCGTGAAGCAGAGCGCCATCGTGCAGCGGCTGGGAGTCTCAAAGTCTGTCGTGAGTTGCATCGCTCACGGCACGTATTTGGAGCGACGCAAATGATCAGGCCGCATTACATCACTCCGCCAGCAGACGAGGCACTGCCGCTCTTTGCAGCTGCAAGGCGCACCGATCCGGCAACGTCGCACGAGGCTGCGAAGACGGCACCAGTAGCAGAGCACCAGCGGCTGATCATGGACGCACTTAGTCAAGGCCCGGCTGGCGCGTCAGGCATCGCTGCTAGATGCGGCTTGAGCGGGCACCAGGTCAACAAGCGACTCACGGAGCTTGCACGCACTGGCAGGATCGTGGAGACGGGCAGGACGGTACGGAGTAACAGCGGGCGGTCAGAGAGGGAATGGAGGTGCGTGTGACGGACGACTAAAAAGTGGTTACGGCGACTTGTAGCCATTGAGATCAATCTAAACAACCTGAGAAGAAAGACGTGAGATATGCGTTGGCAAGAAATGAAAGAAGGAAAAGAAAAGTACGCGGCCTACTTGTGCAGCAGAGAGTGGTCAGTTCTGAAGGAGGCCGTGAAAGATCGAAGCAATGGACTTTGCGAGCGATGCTCTGTCAACGCAATGGATCACGTTCATCATTTGACGTACAAGCGCAAATACGAGGAACGTCTTGAAGACCTGCAGGCTTGCTGCAAGCAGTGCCACGAGTTTATTCACGCAAAGTCTGAATTTGACCCGGCTAGAGACCGGCCAATTGTTTTGCCTTGGTGCAAAAAGCGAATCAAAAGCTTTTATTTGGCAGGCAAGATAACGGGCACTGCATGGCGAGACTCAATCGTTTCCGGGTGGTCTCACGAGAACCACTCAGACGCCAACTACCAAGCCTTTATTGATTACGACGAGTGCAAGACGTGGGCCATTGTTCCGGCAGCATGTGAGGTGCTTGGTGCTTCCTTGAATTACACCGGGCCATGGTGGAGGGATTGCGCCAGCGGTGGGCATTCGCTAGCTGAAGAGTCGGCTGGCCCTCACAGCTACTCGTCGCCACATGAGGAGCTTGACGAAGAGTCGCTCAAGTCTCGGCGAGATGAAGTTGCAGTAGCAGTTGGCTCTGCAATCCACAGCGCAGATCTATTGTTCGCATGGATCGACAGCGACGACTGCTTCGGGACACTTCTTGAAATTGGCTACGCACGGGCGATTGGAAAAGCTGTTGTCGTTGCGATGTCTGAGTCGTTTGCCGCGACTAAAGCTGCTCAAGAAATGTGGCTGATTCGACAAGGAAATTACTCTGTAGTTGACAATAGTGCAGCTGATGCATGGCGACAGTTCTGGGGATTGGTTGCTTTTGAAAAAGGAGTTTCCAAGGATGGCCCGGAAGCCAGATAGCCACCACGTCTTGCCTCTTTTCTGCGACGACTTGATTGCGTCATGCGTGGATATGAGCCCGATGCGATTTGGGGCATACATGCGCATTCTGTGCTACGCCTGGACGAGGGGTGGCGTTCCAAATGACGAGCAGGCGTGCATTCGGATCGCAGGTGGAATTGATCACGCAGACTGGCTTGCGATTCTGTCTCGGCTGTGCGTGATTGACGCTGGAACGCCGTCAGAAAGGCTTTCCCATCAGCGTCTAGAGCTCGAGCGTCACGCAGTTGCAGAGCTGAAGGCAAAAAAGGCTGAGGCTGGGCGTATTGGTGGCAGGGCGAAAGCAAACGGCAAGCAGGCGGCTAGCAAAACGCTAGCAGAGCCCATAGCAAACGCGAAGCAGAACGCTAGCAAAACGCTAGCCCCTACTCCTACTCCTTCCCTTTGTATTCACACACACACAAATGATGAAAGTGGGGGCCAAGAGTCTGCAGACCTATGGGGCTCGTTTAAGGAGCGGTGGAACGACACTGCTGGTGCCGAGCCTTGGCTGCATGCAAACCCGCCAGCTGGCTCGCTCTGGCAGGACAGGATTTCAGATCCAACGTGGCTGGAACAGTATCCGCTGGCCATGCAAAAGCTGTGCGGCCTAAAGCGATTTAAAAACCCGGTGACGCTCACGCAGTTTTTGGATGCCGGGTGGGTTGGTCGAATCCTTGCAGGTGATTTCAGTAAGGCGCAGCAGTCTCGCGGGCGTGAAGCCTCGCCAGAGGCCGCGCAGCCACAGGCAAACCGCCGTTTTTTCCGCTCTGACGCGCAGAGATCCATGACAGACTCCGAGCACGCTGCTTGGCGTCGAGACCAAGGGCAAGGCTGCACGGTCGCCGCACTTGCAGGCTCCATCAGACTCAAGGAAGAGGTGACGCAATGACAGAAGCAGTGGAACGCCAGCCCATTACGCCACGCCAGCAGGAAGTTTTGGCATGGATTGAGGGCTACATCGACACGCACGGTTTCTCGCCGACTATTCGCCAGATCGGCCACGCCTTCGGCTGGACGACCAACGGAGTAATGTGCCACCTGCGGCCCATGAAGAAAAAGGGCTGGATCACATGGATTGAAGGCGAGGCACGGACGCTTCGCGTGATCGGCGGTGACGCATGAGCGACGACTTTGAATACCTCGGCGCGCCGCTTGACGTTGTCCAGGCGTTGATGGACCGCGCATGGGACGACGACGTTGACGACGACACGCGGCAGCTGCTCGAGCTCGGAGCCAAGACGCTTGAGCACACGCTTGACCGCTGCTGCAAGCTGGCACACGTTATTGAAAAGACGGAGGCCGGGCTGTGAACGACATCGCCATCATCTTCGTCGGTTCAATACTCCACGCTGCGACGTTCGCGGCTGGCATTTCGGTTGGTATCCGTCTCAGAAAGGACACGAGACATGACTGCAACGAAGGAACGAAGAAAGACCACCAGTGGTGGCATACGCCTGTCAGCACCTGCGCTGAAGGAAGCTCTGGCAGCGGTGGCCAGTGCCGTACCGGGCAAAAGCCCACGGCCAATCCTGCAGAACGTGCTCCTATCGGAAGGAGTTCTCTCTGGGAGTGACCTTGAGATCCGAATTGACGTTGAGGTTGAGGCTGACCCGTCTCTGACGGTGCTGCTGCCGCGCGACCGGCTGCAGGCGATTCTTGGCTCTGTGACGGCAGACGAGATCACGCTGACGCCTGACGGCACGTCGTGCGTCATCTCAGCTGGACGTGGAACGTGGACGCTGCCGACCGAGGATGCCGCCGAGTATCCGACGTGGGAGCCCGTGGCGCTCAAGCCGATCACGCGGATGCCAGCCGACCAGTTCGTGCGGGCCGTCCGTGGCGTCGTGTTTGCGACCGACAACGAGAGCAGCCGATACGCTCTCGGTGCTGTGCTCATTGAGGTGGCTGGCGACGTTGTCACGCTTGTGGCAACTGACGGCAGGCGGCTCGCGTCCGTCACCTGCGAGCACGACCAGGCGGTGGACGACTCGCAGACGCTTGTGCCAGCAAGGGCCATGGAAATCATCGCCCGGCTGGCGGATCACGCTGGAGACGCTGGCGTGCAGCTGGAGGCGACCGGCAAGGAGCTTGTGGCGACAATCGGCACGGCTCGCGTGACGGCTCTGCTCGTCGAGGGCCGCTTCCCAAAGTGGCGGGACGTTCTGCCCAAGCGAGAGACGAAGGCTACGGTGGTGAGCCGGGCCGACCTGCTCTCGGCTACTCGAGCAGCTGCGATCTGCACCAGCGAGGACAGCCGAGGCGTTGAGTACGCCTTCGCTGACGGCATCTGGCTGCACGGCCAGAGCGGCGAGAAGGGCGAGAGCAGCATCACCTGCGAGGTGGTGGAAGCCGGTAAGAAGTGCAGTGTGAAGCTGGACCCGGCTTTCGTGTCCGAGTGGCTGCGAGGCATCTCTGGCGACGCAGAGCCAAACGTCGAGATTGAGGCCGTGGACGAGCAGTCTGCCGTCTTGCTGCGCTGTGGAGACAACACGGGCGTCATCATGCCGCTGGCAAAGGACTGAGATGCCGCAGGGACGATCCGTGGACTACTGCGCTGTCACACTGCATCAGCTGTGGGCGCGCGGCGACTCATACCAAGAGATTGCCGCCGCCCTCGGCTGTTCCATGTCGTTTGTCAGCAGACTCAA